TGGCTTCCTAGCCATCTCTCAAAGGTCCGAAACGTGAGTCGAAATATTCGATTCCAAACACTTTGTAAAAGGAGGCGAGATTGGATGAAGAATAGTCTTCACACCTACGCAGAGGTCCTTTTCCATCTGGTCTCTGTGCTCGAGCCTAGAGTTAAACCACTCCATGGTTGGTTCAACCACATTGTGGGTACTCTTGACAAGTGGAGCCAGAGCGAAGGTAACCAAGGAGTTAAAAGGATGAAAGACATCTTAGGGCGATCTTTCGAGATCATATGCTCTGAGAAGCCCTCTGAGCCTCTTGCCTTTGTAAAGCAAGACGGTATCATTCCACGACTTGGGAAACCTCTTGTCGAGAGATCGCGCCAAGTTTCTCTTGACGCACATTATCTTTCGGCTATATTGTCGTTAGTTCGCGTGACAGATCTATATTTAGGTCGTCCCACGGACAGTGTTGTGAATTCTCAACTTGAGATTATCAACAACACGAAGATGCCACCAACAGCCGCAAGAGTCATTTCAGACTTTACGAAGTTTGTGGACTTATGGTTGTCCGCGCCTCACCGCTCGGGCACCGTGCTGAAACGCCGGTTCCGTATTGGTGAGGATTCGTCGATGACTAACAAGTTGTCGATTGCAATGTGGTCTGAGAAGGCCGGGCCTAATGGTCCCCTGACGATGAATTCTCATCGTGACCTACTCACTTTGGCTGATACGGACACTTCGGTGCAATTACCGGATAAGTCTTATGTCAGCTTGCTTGAAGCGGTTGGGTTCCTCTCTGAGGAAATCTACAACAACTCCAGGCCCGGGGAGGGTTGGGCACCCAATTGGTTTTTCCCAATTGATCCCAACGAATACCTCGATATGCTTGAAGGCGCCCCCTCTCCCACAGAGGGTGGGGTGGCTCAAGAGGCGCTCTCCAGTGACATACCTCATTCTGGTTGTCCTGGAAAGATTGGATTCAAACCAGAGAAGGCTGGAAAGGTTCGGTTAATTGCAATGCCCGACTACTACACCCAAATGGTGTTGCAGCCCGTTCACAGGAAGCTCGCAGAGGTCTTACAAACCTTTGAGGCGGATTGTACCTTCGACCAGAAATCAGCCATACCCAAGATCAGAGCATGGCACGAGGCCGGTAAGACAGTTTGTTCTTTCGACCAATCGTCGTGTACTGACCTGTTTCCAATCGATTGCCAGTTGATTCCTATCCAAGAAGCCTTTGGAAAAAGCTTCTCGAAAGCGCTCAAAACTGTTATGGTTGACCGGTATTGGGAGGTAAAACTCCCGTCCGGCCGTACCAAGCGAGTTCGGTGGAGCGTGGGTCAGCCACTAGGCGAATACGCCTCGTGGCCGTTAATGGCCGTAGCTCACCATCTCCTTGTGCAGTATTGTGCATGGAGGGCAAGTGGTAGGCCTAAGTCTATCACTCCTTTCAATGACTATGTTATCTGTGGTGATGACGTGGTCATCGCCTCCAAGTCTGTTAGCGACTCCTATAAGAGGGTCGTCTCACTACTTGGTATGCGAATCAACATGGCTAAATCTCATGTATCTGGAGGTTCTACGGGTGTTCCGCCCGTCTCCGAGTTTGCAAAGATTTATGTTTGGAGGGGCCAGCCCCTCAATCCTGTCCGCCCTAATTTATTAAGGCGGGCAGTTGAGGACTGGAAATACCTGATCACACTGGTTCAAGACCTTCGTTTAGGGGTCTGGAAGGTCCGAAAGGGCCTAGTCAGTCGCTTGATTAACAAGCTTCACCCTAGTAAAACAAAGGTATTGACATACCTTCTTTCCGTCCCTACCGAATTCGGAGGGTTCGGTTTTCGGTCTGATCTTACTCTCAAAAGTGTAATCACTGATGAGTTTGACGCTAAGCACATCCATCCTTGGATTCTCTACTTAGCCACCCGAATCCGAGCTAAGATGTTACTCGAATCCCGGCAACTAGAGGTAGATTTGACCCAGCTACAAGAAGTAGGACCAAACGTTATGAGGGTTCACCCTGCTCGTCAGTACGTGGATGAGAAACTTGGGTATTTTACCAAGCTCGCCCGGTACTATCAGAAACAAGAGGTACCTACCGTCAAGGAGATAGCTATTAGTCTCCTTGAAGACGGGGTCACACCTTTTGACAGGTATCTGTCGGATGAGGTTAGACTCAGCCCGACGCCAGCCTGGTCGGCCTCTGACCGCGACAACGACGATAAACAGAAGAGGATCACCTGGGATCGTGTCCTTAGTTCAACTAAGGCGATTCCTGATAATCTCCTCGGTTCACTCGAAGCGACTGGGAGAAGCTTACAGGAGGCTACCTACCAATGTGTTGTGTCAACCCTCTGGAGAAATAAGACCTAGTCTAAGCACAGAACTCAGAC